TACGCGCAGCAGGCAAAGGCTCAACTCCAGTCCGTGGACAATAACTTTATGAGGCTGAACGACGAACGTATGCCCCTCTTCAGTGAGAAGAAGACGACGGTCTCGTTTGGCAAGGGTAAATAAATTCTTTTTTGGAGTAACAAATGGCATATCCTACTGTTGACAAGCCGTATGGCTTGAAGCCGATCAATCTGATCGGCGGGCAGGTGTTTGCCGGTTCGACCCGCCAGCGTCGTATCGCTTCTGGTGCTTCTAGCATCGGTTTCGGTGACCCGCTGGAGTTCGACACTGACGGCACCGTTAAAGTAACGACCTCGACGACGACTCCCCCGACCTCCGGTTTTGCCGGTGTGTTCTTGGGTTGTAACTTCGTCTCTTCTGTGACGGGTCAGCCGACCTATTCGCAGCAGTGGACTTCGGGTACTTCGGTCAAGGCTGGTACGTACATTATTGCGTACGTGGCTGATGACCCGGACACCCTGTTCAAGGCTGTGGGTGTGGATTCGGGCACTGTTGTTTCGACCACGAGTGGTTTCGTGTACGGCGATATCGGCCAAAATGTGCCGTTGGTTGCCAATACGCTGAACACCACGACGGGTGATTCGCAGCAGGGTCTGAAGTTTGGTTCGGTCGCGGTGACTCGTTCGCTGCCGATCCGTATCGTCGATGTGGTTGAAGACACGGCTTTTGTGTCGAGTGGTACTACTTACTATCCCGAAGTCATTGTTAAGTTCAATGCTCCGTACATCACGGATACTTCGTTGATTGTGGGTGGTCACGCTTACAACAACCCGCTCGGCACCTAATAGGGGAGTTCTAAGACATGGCTATTTCACGCGCACAATTACTCAAGGAACTCCTGCCGGGTTTGAACGCCCTGTTCGGTCTTGAGTACAAGACCTATGGTGAGGAGCATAAGGAGATCTACGAGACTGAGACCTCCGAGCGTTCCTTTGAAGAAGAGACCAAGCTTTCTGGTTTCAGCGCCGCTCCGGTGAAAGCCGAAGGTGCTGCGATTGCGTATGACAACGCGCAGGAAGCATGGACTGCTCGCTACAACCACGAGACCATCGCTCTCGGCTTCTCCATCACGGAAGAGGCGGTTGAAGACAACCTGTACGACTCGCTCAGCAAGCGTTATACGAAGGCTCTTGCTCGCGCTATGGCGTACACGAAGCAGGTCAAGGCGGCTTCGGTCCTTAACAATGGCTTCTCCTCGTCCTACACGGGCGGTGACGGTCAGCCGTTGTTCTCGGCCTCGCATCCGCTGGTTTCGGGTGGCACCAACAGCAACCGTCTGACGGCTTCTGACCTCAACGAGACTTCGCTTGAGGCGGCGGTGATTCAGATCGCTGGTTGGACCGACGAACGTGGACTCCTCATCGCGGCGAAGCCCGGTAAGCTCATCGTGCCCCCGGCATTGATGTTCACTGCCAAGCGTCTCCTCGACACGGAACTCCGCGTGGCGACTGCGGATAACGACATCAACGCTCTGAAGGCGATGGGGTCGATTCCCGGTGGCTACACGGTGAACCACTTCTTGACCGACACGAATGCGTGGTTCCTGACCACGGACGTTCCGAACGGCATGAAGCACTTCGTTCGTACCCCGCTCCAGAACAGCATGGACGGAGATTTCGACACCGGCAACGTCCGGTACAAGAGCCGCGAGCGTTATAGCTTCGGCTGGTCGGATCCGCTCGGCATGTTCGGTTCGCCGGGTGCGTCCTGATAGCTCTTTAGTGAGCTAGCTGGAACTGAGGGGTCACAAGTTACCTAGAGGCTTGTGGCCCCTCTTTTTTGGTGATATACAGTCGTTCATCGGGAAATTTTGCTTATCAGACAGACCCCGACTGACGACATGCAGACTGATAAGCACAACTCGCATGTGAGGTTTTAAAATGGGTACTACTACTTTCTCCGGTCCGGTCGTTTCTCAGAACGGTTTTCAGTCGGACACTCTCGTTATCGGCACCACGATTATCACGCAGGGCACTGCCACGGGTTCAGTGTCGGCACAGGCCGGTTATATCCCGGTTCGGATTGGAGCCACGACCAAGTACATCGCGCTGTATTCCAGCCTGACTCCGTAAGATTTTGCGAGGGGGCGGTAAGCCCCCTTCTTCCATTACAGGAGAGTCAGAATGGCAATGCAAACAGATGTCTTAGCCAGTAAAGTTGCCACGAGTGCTGGCGATTTGCTGGATCAGAATAGCCTTGTTATCGGTCGCTGCCGTGTAAAGGGCATTTACATCGTTCCTAATACGACCGCTGGTGAAGTGGTATTTAAGGACGGTGGAGCAAGCGGGCCGACGAAAATCACCGTTAATACCAAGGCAAGTTCTAGCGCACCGGATTACATCCTGATGCCGGGTGAGGGATTGCTTTTCCAAACGAGCGTCTATATCGCCCCGTCAGCCGTGTTGTCTACGATGGTGATTTATGGCTAAAACCCCGGCATGGCAGCGCAAAGAAGGCAAAAACCCTGCCGGTGGATTAAATGCCAAAGGCAGGGCTTCCTATAACCGCGCTAATCCCGGTAAGCCGGGGCTGAAGCGACCGCAGCCTGAAGGCGGGCCTCGTAAGAAGTCATTTTGTGCCCGGATGTCGGGAATGAAAAAGAAACTTACGAGTGCTAAGACGGCTAATGATCCGAACAGCCGGATTAATAAATCCTTACGCGCATGGAATTGCTAATACATGGACATGCTCGTTTGGAACCTTGCGCTTAGCGGGGTCGTAGCCGTGATCGGATACGTTATGAAAGAAAAATCAGACGAACTAAAACGGCTGAATATTCTTCTCAACAAGACCCGTGAAGAAGTGGCCCGAGATCATGTCACGCGCATGGAAGTCCGCGCTGACGCACAGGTGCTTCTGGATAGGCTGGATCGCCTAGAGCAGAAGATTGATCGACTCGTGGAGCAGCACCGTGCCTAGTAAATCAGGTAAACAACACCGTTTGATGGCGTTAGTTGCTAATGACCCGAAAGCAGCTAAGCGTCTAGGTATTCCTCAAAAGGTCGGCAAAGAATATGTCAAAGCCGACAAGGGTCGCAAATTCAGGAGTAAATCCAAATGAAAGAGTCCAAAGCGATGATGAAGAAAGAAGTCGCCTTTATGAAAAAGAAGGGCGCTCCGAAGTCCATGATCCGCCACGAAGAGGCGGAGTACGGCATGAAGAAGGGCGTAAAGAAAATGCAGATGGGTGGTATGTCAGGAGGCTCTGGCGCACCTCTTCCTGCGACTCCGGGGGCAGCACCTGTTGCTGCAACAGGATTTACTGGTGGCATAGGCGCGATTTCTGGCCCCGGATTCAGAGTTCCAGAAGGTCGCCCTCGTATACAAAGTGGTGGCATGGGTATGCGTCGTATGGCTGGCGGTGGTTCGACCGGCGGTTCATATCGCAAAGCTGCTGACGGTATTGCCAGCAAAGGCAAGACCAAGGGTCACGTAGTTAAGATGCGTGAGGGCGGTTCAGTTGGCGGTTCGTACCGCAAAGCCGCTGATGGTATTGCCAGCAAGGGCAAGACCAAGGGCAAGATGGTCAAGATGAACAAAGGCGGATACTGCTAATGCCTGAAAAGGACAAAAAGCCGACTTCATCATCGGACGACTTGATTCCTCGGTCAATGTTGCCGGATAAGCCTCCGCCGCGCCCGCGTACCAAAGCGGAACGTATGCCGCTTGAAAAAATCGAAGCGATGATGGGCGAGACGAAGGAAGGCGAAAAAATCGTCAAAAAGGCTAAAGGCGGCAGTCTCCCTGATCTAACCGGCGACGGAAAGATCACTCGCGCTGATGTCTTGAAGGGTCGTGGCGTATTTAAGAAAGGCGGGGCTGTGAAGTCTTCCGCTTCTCGTCGCGCTGATGGCATTGCCCAGCGCGGTAAAACTAAGGGACGTTTTGTATGAAACGCAAAGTGCGTCGTTTTGAATTAGGTGGTCCGACTAGCTACGCCGACTCGGGTAGTGCTGGTGGCAGTAACATCAGTTTTAAAGACGCTTTTCGTGAAGCCCGTAAGCAGGGTCTCGACACGTTTACGTGGCGCGGTAAAAAGTACACGACTGAGATGAAGGATAAGGAAGATAAGGCGGGAGCTAAAACAGAATCCCGCAAGATGTCTTCTGAGGAATTCGTCAAAGAGTACGAAAAGTCTGCTCCGTCTGGCCGTATGCGTCAGGAAGCCTATTACCGGGCAAATCCGGAACCAAGTGCCGAGGCAGTAAGTCCTGAAGAGGCCGTTCTTGGTCCAAAGGCCAAGGCAGCGGCGGCTGGTGCAGGGGCCGCAGCGGCAGGATACGGGCTGAAGAAAGCCCGTGATTTCCTGATGCGCAGAGGCCAGCAAACTCGTTCGCAGGCTTCAGACGTTTTGGCAGGGTCGGGTGCTATGAGCCGCTCGGCTGCGGCCCGAGAGAAAGAAGCTGCGGCTTACGCTGAGCGCATTAAGAATGCACGACGTTCACCCGGTATGACGGGGTACAAGAAGGGCGGGACTGTGAAGTCTTCCGCATCTCGTCGTGCTGATGGTATCGCCATGCGGGGCAAGACCAAGGGTCGAATCATATGATGGCCTCACGGGGGATGGGCGTGATTGCTAAAAGCAAAGTCCCCCGTGCCAAGCGGCGGGGAGATGAAAAGCCCGTGATTGGTACTGGCAGACCGATTAAGACTTATTCCAAAGGTGGTGAGTCCAAGGTCAATCAGGCTGGTAACTACACCAAGCCCGGTATGCGGAAGAGTCTCTTTGAGTCGATCAAGTCTCGTGCTGTGCAGGGTACTGCCGCAGGGCAGTGGAGCGCGAGGAAGGCCCAGTTGCTGGCTAAGCAGTACAAGGCCAAGGGCGGAGGTTACAAGTCGTGAAGGCTCCGCAGCAATCGCTTAAAGCGTGGACTCAGCAGAAGTGGAGGACGAAGAGTGGTAAACGATCTTCTGACACAGGCGAAAGGTATCTACCAGAAGCTGCGATCAAAGCTCTCAGCCCTGCTGAGTATGCCCGAACGACCGCAGCCAAAAGGCGAGGCAAAGCCCAAGGCAAGCAGTTCGTCCCGCAGCCCAAAGGCGTCAAAGAAAAAGTAAGACCGCATCGTAGGCGGGGAATGTAATGACCGAACCGACCGACATCGAGATGTTCAAGGCGCAGGTTCAGGCTGAGTTGAATCGGCTTGAGGCGCAGTCGTCCGCCAAGGATGTGGCGGGTAAAGCCATTGGCAAAGATGGTTTGAAGTACATCACGGCGATTGTTGTCATCGGTGTTGTGTCTAGCCTGTTCCTTGATAACGACAAGATTGCTGCCGTTATGGGGCTGCTTGGTGCGTCCTTGACCGCCCTGATCTCCATGCTTAACGGGATCGCAGGCACGGTGGAGAAAGAAGAGAAGCCGGAGTTTGAGGTTATCAAGGAACTCATCACCAAACTCGACAAGCTGGATCGTAAAGAGCAGCCGATGCGGGTTGATGTCGAAGGCGATCACGTTACCGTCACTAAGGGTGACGATGTGGTAACGGCGAGGAAATAATGGCCTACAAAACTACAGACTCCACCGACTTTAATCTCGACCTTAATTCGATTATCGAAGAGGCTTTCGAGCGGTGCGGTGCTGAGTTGCGTACGGGTTATGACTTCCGTACTGCCAAGCGTAGCCTTGGTTTGCTACTGAACAGCGACTGGGCCAACCGGGGTTTTAACCTCTGGACGCTAGAGATTAAGACCAAGACCCTGACCTACGATGTCGGCACCTACGATCTGGACGCTGATACCGTGGACTTGGTTGACCACGTGATCCGTACGGGCACAGACACAAGCCAGCAAGATATTAATATCTCGCGTATTTCATCTAGCACATACTTGTCCATCCCGAACAAGAACGCGACGGGTCGCCCGATCCAGATCTGGATTAACCGGCGTACGGGCGCGACGGGTGCCGATAATGTCGTGGTCAAGCCTCAGTTTACGGTTTGGCCGAAGCCTGACAACACGACGACTTGGACGCTGGTCTATACCCGGCTGCGTCGGATGTTCGATGTGGGTAATGGCGTAAATGGGCAGGATATTCCGTTCCGTTTTCTGGAGTGCATGATTGCGGGCCTTGCTTGGAAAATGTCCATCAAGATTGCCCCAGATCGCACGCAGATTCTGAAGGAGCAATATAACGAGGCTTGGGACTTGGCAGCGGGCGAAGACCGCGAGAAGGCTCCAGACCGGTTTGTGCCACGGCAAAGCTTCTTGGGTGAGTAATGCCAAACAGGTTTGCAAGTGGCAAACATGCGATTGCGGAGTGTGATCGGTGTGGTTTTCGGTACAAACTGAAACAGTTAAAGCCGCTGACCATCAAGACCAAGAACACCAACATCTTGGTCTGCCCAGAGTGCTGGGAACCCGATCAGCCGCAGTTGCAGTTGGGTATGTACCCGGTGGACGATCCGCAGGCATTGCGGAATCCACGGCCTGACCTGAGTTATTATGAAATGGGTAACGACGGGGCAAACGGTAGTCGAGTGATTCAGTGGGGCTGGGCACCCGTAGGCGGGGCCAGAGCAGACGATGCAGGGTTGACCCCCAACGACCTTGTGCCGATTGGTTATATAGGTACAGTCACGATAGTGACTACTTAGGAGATTTAAATGGCTAACGAAGGTATGAAAAAGATTGCAAGGGAAGAAGTGCGTAAGCACGAATCTCGTATGCACAAGGGCGTAAAGAACATGCGTGCTGGCGGTAAGACCAATAGCGAAATGAAGAAGTACGGTCGTGGCATGGCGAAGGTGATGAACCAGCGCAGCCCGATGCGCGGCTCTTCGGGTCCGAGGTAAGCCATGAACAACATGAACAAGATTAAGCCCAACACCGAATCGACGGGTCGCAACGGCTACCCTGAGAAGGATGTGAATAAGGGCGTCACCCACATGAAGATGAAGGGTGCTGGCGCTGCGACGAAGGGCACGAAGTTCGTGTCGCAGATCAATCTTGATAGCAATATGAAGTACAGGTCGGGCTGGTCGCCGTGAATTACAGTCAGCTTTCTACACTGATTCAGGAGTATTGTGAGTCTACGGAGCAGAGCTTCGTAGCGAATATTCCTACGTTCGTGCAGTTAGCTGAAGAGCGGATTTATAACTCCGTTCAGATTCCGGCTATCCGTAAGAACGCGACGGCTACGATGACGATTGGGAACAAATACATGTCCCTTCCGACTGACTGGCTTTCGACGTTCTCGTTGGCGGTATTTAATCCGAGCAATAACGAATACACGTATTTGCTCAACAAGGATGTCAACTACATCCGTCAGGCATATCCCGATGCTGATGACACGGGGCGTCCCGAGTACTACGCCATTTGGGATAACAACACGATGATCCTTGGCCCCGCGCCTGATCTCGCATATACGGCTGAACTGCACTATTACTATTATCCGGCATCGATTGTGACGGCTAGTACGTCATGGCTTGGTACCAACTTTGAAACTGTTCTGCTCTATGGTTCTTTGCGCGAAGCTTACACGTACTTGAAGGGCGAGCAGGACATGATGAATTACTACGAGCAGAAGTATCAGGAATCTCTGGGTCTGCTCAAGCGCCTTGGCGACGGTCTGGATCGTCAGGATGCGTACCGTTCTGGGCAAGTTAGGGTACAGGTAACATGAACGCTAGTGTGGACGCGGCCTCTGGGCTTGGTCAGGTATTTGTTCAGACCACGAATAATCGTGGGCATACTGTAGAAGAGATCGCGGAGCGTGCGGCTAACCGTATCCTTCGTGTTGATTCAAAGGAAGCCCTGAATCATTGGCTAGTTAAATATTTACGTGAGGCACAAGAAGCTGAGCGTCAAATGATTCGCAAGAAGTTGACACAACAGGGCTATTCGGAAATTGCTCACTTAATTGGAGACCTCTAATGGCTATTTCTCAAGCAATGGTGACATCGTTTAAGGTTGAAATCCTTGATGGTGTTCATAATTTCGGCGTTGGCGTAACTCGTGCTTCAACGGCGGCAGATACTTTTAAGCTGGCGCTGTACACTTCTTCGGCTACGCTCGGTGCGTCTACGACGGCGTATACGACTTCAGATGAAGTGTCTTCGTCTGGCACGAATTACACGGCTGGTGGTCTGACGCTCACGATTTCGCAGGTTCCGACTTCAAGTGGTACGACGGCGTTCCTTGACTTCGATGATCTGACGTTCCCGAGCGCGACCCTGACGGCGAACGGTGCTTTGATCTACAACGCGACTCAGAGCAACAAGGCTGTGGCGGTGCTGGCATTCGGCGGTGACAAGACCTCGACGGCTGGCAACTTCACCATCCAGTTCCCGGCTGCTGCGGCATCGACTGCTATCCTTCGCATCGCTTGATGGGGGCTTAAATGGCCCTCGTACTTGCAGATCGCGTCCTAGAGATAACCACTACTGCTGGTAGTGGCACGATCACCCTTGCCGGTGCAAAAACTGGGTATCAGTCTTTTTCTGTCGTAGGTAACGGCAACACCACTTATTACACCATTACGGGTGGTGCTGAGTGGGAAGTTGGTATCGGCACTTATACATCTTCGGGTACTACGTTATCCCGAGATACGGTTCTTGCATCAAGTTCCGGTGGGGCCAAAGTTACGTTCTCTGCGGGAACTAAAGATGTCTTTGTAACGTATCCAGCCGGAAGAGCCGTATACGGTAACACTACAGCCGCGCCAACCAATGGTCAGCTTTTGATTGGTAACGGGACGGGCTACACGCTATCGACTTTGAGCGCCGGTAGTGGCATCAGTATTACCAATAGTGCTGGCAGTATTACGTTAGCTACTTCAGGTGGCGGTCTACCGACTATTAACGTAACCAGCAGTACCAGTATTTCTGCTGTCGCAAACAATCACTATGTTTTGACTTCGACCACTGCGGCTACTTTAACGCTCCCTGCTTCGCCCACATCGGGGGATGTAGTTTGGACTACTGTTGCGAATGGCCTAACCACAAACGTAATTGCGCGTAATGGACAGAAAATAAACGAAGTCGCAGAAGACATGACGATAGATTCTGCTTACGCTGGCATTCAGTTACGGTATGCCAACAGCACTGAAGGATGGGTCTTTACATGAGTACGCTTACTCAGTTTCTTCCACAAGGCGATAGCTTCACTGGAGAATTTACCGCTGCGTCATCTAGCGTTTGGGGCGCTAATCCGACCTTTGGAAGCAAAGAGTATTTGCAGACTGGGTTTACTAAAACCTACGACTCTAACTACGCTTCGTTAGCATCTAACCTTCGTACAGCCGTACTTAACGACGAAGAACTTGCGTTTAGCGAAAATTGGCCTGTTTTTACAAATACAGGAACTAGCACGGATGTTTCTAACTACGTTGGGCCAACTACTTTTTATGCAACAGGCGGATATTTCCACGGCATTCAAGTTGGGGGTGGCCCCGGAAGATTTGGTGGCGGCGTCCCTCCGGGCGGTGGCTTTTATTTTGCTTTTTGGGGTCCAGACACTACAGCAGGGTATACGTCTACCGTTGTAAGTACCCAAATTGTACAGGGCATTTATTTTGGCCCTGCTCCTCGTATTGGTGCTGGTGCTACCAGTAGTACTTATTTTAAAAGTTATATTATTGTTTCAGCAGGCGGATATGACTGGAGTACTGGGGACACATACGGAAGAATTTATTCGTCCAACTCCACAACTTACACAGCTAGAGTAAATATTACGGGTTCACAACCCGGTTGGTTTTTCTGTGCTAGTAACAGTCTTGTTGTAGGACTTGCTGCCGGAACAAATCAATCCGCCGCTAGTAGTTGCTATACCTCTACAAACGGGACGACTTTTACAGCAACCGCCGCAAGTAAAAATTTTCAAAGCGGTAGTCTTGGTGGGATATACCATTTTGCTTATTCCGAATGCGGTAATACTTTTATAGTTATTACTGGTGATGGAAGCATATTTACCGCTGCGGGAGACAATGGACTTACTTATACCAAACGTACTACCCCAACAGGAGTACCCAACAATACAACTGGCCTAACGTATGGTGCGGGTGCCCAATTACACTATGCCGCTGGCACATCAACTGAAACGTATATATCTCTAGGATGTCCAGATACAAACAAAGCTTATTTGCTTAAAACAACTGACGGTACAAGCTTTACTTTGAATAATCTTATTACGACAGCGCCTACGCTTCGTGGTTTGATGGTCGGGTTTACCGGAACTACTCCGTGGATTAGTTACGCGAATAGTAAATACTTTTTGAACTATGGGGCTCTTTTAGCCTTTAGCTCAGACAATGGCGTTACTTGGCAATTAGACTACACAAAGTACAGATCGTCGTTTACTACGGGAGTGCTAACACCCGGCGGAGCGTATTTTAAATTTAAATGGGGTGGAGTTGCTGGAAAAGATCGCGGTGGATTTGGTACCAAAATGTATGGCGAAATTAGAAATTCTGCCACAACTGCTTCTATCCAAAGTATTGCGGGTACTGGCGGCAGAATAGTCTACATGAATGAGAGATATGCGCTATCTACTCCACAGCTTGTAGGAACTACAGCAGCAGTTACATTTGCAAGCGGTAGTGGTTTTGCTACTTATCTTCGTATTAAGTGAGGAAGTTTTATGTCTGTTATGCAGTGCCCTCAAAACTTGCCTCCAATTATTACGAAGCTGTCTTTTCGCTACAGGCTGACTGACCAAGAGTACGTCAACATTCTTACGGCTGCTAAAACAGACGTTGAAGTTATGGCGTGGGTAGAAACTTTTAATATGGTTAGCCAAGTTAATCTTGAAGACCCTAGAACAAACTCTGGGCTTCAGATGATGGTAGCTAAAAATCTTCTTACTGAAGAGCGTGTAAATGAAATTTTGACTGCGCCAGTACAAGATTCAGAAAGACCATAAAAAATGTTTGGCTTTAATGCATTTTCGGCTGCTCCGTTTTCGGCGCTTGATACCGGAAATGCAGAAATTGGCGTAGTAGGAGTTGAGGCTACTGGGCAGCTAGGTACTGTTTTTGTTACTGGCGATGCCAACGTATTTGAAGACTCCGTTTCTTCTGTCAGTGCTGTTGGTAATGTTGGTGTTGTTGGCGTCGGTAATGTTGTTGTCAATGGCAACTTAGCAACTGGTGAACTCGGAACTGTCACAGTTCTTGAAAACGAAGTTGTTGAAGTTACCGGCGTAGGAGCCACGGCTGAAATCTGTGAGGGTTCTGGCTGGGGCATAGCTCCGTGGGGTGGCTCAGCCGGTGGAACGGGCTGGGGTGGCGTCTGTGTCATCGTCACGGGTGATGCGAACGTCTTTGAAGAAGCTATTTCTGCCACGGGCGAAGTCGGCACAGTCTTCGTCAAGACGGATCAAATCCTTGCCGTAACCGGGGTATTTGGTACGGGCGAAGTCGGTACAGCCGTAGTATCTGCTGATGCTAATTTCTCGGTAACAGGGGTTCTTGCGACCAGCGCGGTAGGCTCTGTCACGGTTGCAGCCAATGCCGATGTATTTGCGACCGGAGTCGAAGCCACAGGTCAAATCGGCAATGTAACCGTTGTCGGTATTGCTAACGTCTCGGTCAGTGGGGTTGAAGCGACAGGGGCGGTTGGAACCGTCAGGGTTGCGATTGAAGTTATCGTTAAACCGACCGGGGTATCAGCTACCGGCGCTGTCGGTAACGTAGGAATAAGTATTACCGCGCTCGTTCCAGTAACGGGCGTATCGGCCACTGGCGCTGTAGGAACCGTGACCATTTGGGTTACTATTGTTCCTGTTCCGACTGGTCCGTGGACGCCGATTAATACTGAAGATACAGATATTTGGACGCCTATAGCGGCGTAGAGGTTTAAACATGGCAACGTATAGCACTAACTTGGCATTGACCCTTTTGGCGACCGGCGAAGGCGCGGGTACTTGGGGTGATACCACCAACACGAATCTCGGTACGCTGCTAGAGCAGGCGATCTCTGGTTATGCCACGGAGTCCCTAACCACGGGCACCACATTAACCCTGACGATCCCGAACGGCGCGACCGGCGTTGCTCGGAATATGTATCTTGAGTTTACGGGTAATGGCAGCACAGTCATCGTCCCGTCCAACAAAAAACTCTATTTTGTCTACAACAACTGTTCATCTGGAACTATTACGTTCAAGGTTGCAGGTCAGACGGGCGTTACGATTGACAAAGGCTCTAAGCAGATTTTGGTGTCAAACGGCACGGATATAACGACTGCTGTGACCTCCTTAAATGGAATCACGACAACTACTGTAACGGCTCTGGGAACAAACGCTGGAGATAGCTCCACTAACGGCGGTTTAGTCGCCGTAGGTTATAACGCAGGTACCGCTGTAACGTCGGGCTATGGTAATACCGCAGTCGGTCACAATTCATTAAAGGTTGCAACAGACGGCGAATACAACGTCGCTGTGGGCATCGAAGCAGGCGATGCAATCACTTCTGGCGATTTCAACACTTGCGTAGGAACCAGCGCGGGTGGGGCTATTACAAGTGGCGGCGCAAATACGTTTATTGGTGGTACTACTGGCGGCGGCGTTACAAGCGGTAATAATAATGCTGCTTTAGGTGAATCTGCATTTTCTTCTGGTAACTACAGCAACTCAACCTGTATCGGATACAGTTCTTCCGTCACAGGCAGCAACCAAGTTCAGTTAGGAAATTCATCAACCACAACTTACGCATACGGCGCGGTCCAAGATCGTTCTGACTTGCGTGATAAAGCTGATATTCGTGACACGCAACTTGGCCTTGATTTCGTTATGGCGCTTCGTCCTAGAGACTATAAATGGGATATGCGCGATGACTATAAGCCGCCCAAGCCTGCTCAAGACGCACCAGAGTCAGAATGGGCTGCGTGGCGAGAAGCTTGCAAACTTGCGAATTTGACACATGACGGAACGCATACCCGCACCCGTTATCACCACGGTTTGATCGCGCAAGAAGTCAAACAAACGATGGACACGCTTGGCGTGGACTTTGGCGGCTATCAAGATCATACCATTAAGGGTGGCGATGCCGTGATGACCATTGGTTATGAGGAACTTGTAGCTCCGCTGATCAAAGCCATCCAAGAACTCAAAGCCGAGTTTGATGCTTATAAGGCAAGTCATCCGTAATGATGTTTTGCAAGGAAAGGCAGGTAGTATTTTTTATGCCGCCAAGAACCGGCACGACTACGCTTTCCAGTAAATTACGTGAACTTGGATTTCTTGGATCTAACTTGGTTGGAGAAGGTAATCCCAATCCAAGGCATTTGACTTATGAATTTGTAATAAAAAACTATCCTGAGTTTAAGAACTACAAACTTTATGGATTTTATAGAGATCCAGAAGATAGATTTTTAAGCACATTAAATTTCTGCAACGCTGATAAGCAGATGTTTAATTCTATGTTCAGTAAAGTTTTTTTAGATAATTGGGTTTCGTTCAGGCCGCAAGTTGATTTTCTGGTTTATCCAAAAGTTACTGTTTTAGATTTTGGAAAGTTTCAACAAGAACTTGAAGCAGTTCTTGGTAAAGACTGTATCAAGACTCCGGTTTTAAAATTGAATTCTGTTTCTAAAACAACTGTAGTGAATTCAGATTTAAGGCAGTACATACAGCGTATGTATAGAGACGATTACGAGTTAAGCGAGAAAGTCTTTGGTCGGAGGATTGCTGCATGATGACTCTTGTCAGTACATTCCTGTCTTTTTTAGCAGGTGGGTTGCCCAAGATCTTGTCGATCTTCCAAGACCGGCAGGATAAGAAGCATGAACTTGCTCTCGTCGCTGCTCAGAAAGAACGTGAGTTGGCGTTGGCGGAGCGCGGTCTTATTGCACAGGCTCGGGTTGAAGAAATCAAACTGGAGCAGATCCAGACGCAGACGGCTGCTGAAGAACGTCAGGCTCTCTACCAGCACGACATCGAGATCGGCAAAGGTGCCTCGCAGTGGATGATCAATCTTCGCGCTTCGGTACGTCCAGTCGTGACGTATATCTTCGTGCTGGAACTCGTGGCGCTAAATGTCGCCGGGGTTTGGTATGCGTACACCACAGGCATCCCTTTTGCGGTGGCGATGGAGAATGTTTTCTCGGACGACGAAATGCTAATTCTGTCTTCAATAATTGCATTTTGGTTCGGGACGCAGGCGTTCCAGAAAAAGGGATAAGCCGTGAAGGTTAGCCCCGCTGCCATCCAAATGATTAAGCATCACGAAGGTGTTCGGACCAAGCCTTATCGCTGTCCGGCGCTTTTGTGGACGGTGGGCGTTGGGCATGTGATTGACCCTTCACACGCGGCGGTGAAGTATGAGGATCGCAAGAGTCTACCGATACCGGACGGATGGGACAGAGTTCTCTCTATGGGAGAGGTGGACGCTATTCTTGCTCAAGATCTTGGTCGGTTTGAGCGTGGGGTTCTTCGACTTTGCCCTGCTGCTTCTGGTCGTCAAGGAGTCTTCGATTCTCTCGTATCTTTTGCCTTCAACGTGGGGCTTGGAAATCTTCAGAGATCTTCTATCCGGATGAAGACCAACCGGGGCGATTACGAAGAAGCCGCTGATGCGTTTCTTAAATGGACCAAGGCGGGTGGACGGGTGCTACCGGGTTTAGTCAAACGGCGTAACGACGAACGTGCGCTGTACTTGTCTGGAGTGGCGTAATGGCTCTACAGAAACTTGAATACCGACCCGGCGTTAATCGCGAGTCCACGAGCTACGCCAACGAAGGCGGCTTTTACGCTTCGGATAAAGTGCGGTTTCGCTCTGGCTACGCCGAGAAAATTGGTGGCTGGCAGAACATTACCAACGTAACCAGCAGTCAAAACACCTACAACGGTGTTGCTCGGTTCTTGTGGAACTACGTTACGACTGACGGTTTGAACCTGATGTTTACAGGGACCAACCAGAAGGTCTACGTGGAATCAGGTGGTGTCTACAACGACATTACGCCTGTTAGAACTACCACAAGCCTGACGCTCAATCCTTTCACCACGACGACTGGCTCACGTTCAATTTCAGTCAACGCCACGGCGCACGGTACGTCGATTGGTACGTATGTCAGCTTTACGGGGGCTTCAACGCTCACCGTGTCTGGGTCACAGACATTTGTGATTAGTGGTGCTTACGAAGTCATCACGGTCCCGAGCGCCGACACGTTTACGATCTTTGCTCCGTCAATCTGTGTTTCTACGGTGACGGGCGGTGGCTCTCACGTTATTGCAACGTACGACATCACTGCGGGTAACGCGGTCTACACGACTCAAGTAGGTTGGGGCGGACCTCCGTGGAGTTCAGGCGGCTGGGGTTCTAACATCCCTGCTGGCGTGCCGCTTCGACTTTGGTCGGGCTATAACTACGGCAACGATTTAATTTTTGCAGAACGTGGCGGCGAGATTTATTACTGGACGAAAGATGTTTCCACGTGGGCCAAGGCTACGTTGCTTTCAACCTACGCCAATACGATTACCAAATTTACGACTACGGCTACGTTCACATCTGGTGCAACGACAATTACTGTCTCTGATGCAACTGGTATCAATACAGGCTCTGTAGTTTCTGGTACAGGCATACCCTCTGGCGCGTATGTTTTGACAAGCTGGGCGGGTGGATTGGCGGTGCCGATCTCAGCGGCAACAACGTCTTCGGCTACGATCACGGCAAGTTTTAGCTACGCAGGCCGACATGTTCCCACCGATACCAACGTCATTATTGACTCGGCGGTTAATAACTTTTCTATTGCGATGGGTGCAAACCCGTACGACCCGACAAGTTTCACGACGACGTTTGATCCGCTTCTCGTGCGTTGGTCCGATGCCGATGCGCCGTGGGAATGGGTGCCGGAAGTCACGAATCAGTCTGGTGAGCAGCGCATGTCGCATGGCTCGTACATCGTGGCGGCAGATAATTCACGCCAAGAGTTGCTGGTCTGGACGGATACCGCGATCTATTCCATGCAGTACCTTGGACCTCCGTTTGTGTGGGGCTTCACGCTGCTGGATCAAGACATCTCCATCATCTCGCAGAATGCGCTGCGTACGGTCAACAACGTCACATACTGGATGGGTGTCGATAAGTTCTACGCTTACACAGGTCGTGTTGAGACCTTGCCTTGCACGTTGCGTCAGTATGTTTTTGGCAATATCAATCAAGACCAAGCCGC